GTTTGATTTTTCCTGATCTGACTTGTTCACAAAAGACTTTATTATTTAAGAATATCTCTAGTGCTTTGATAACCGCTTCTCTGGCTTGAATATTATTTTTATTTGATGTGATATCAATAGATTCATTGAGTGATTTTATTAGGTTTTGAGCAAAATAAGTTTTTAATAAATTAGGCTCACACATAATATCACGGATAATAAATTCTACAAATTCTCTATTGGATAGATTATCTGGAACTGATAGTTTTGTATTGGCATTCATTGGAACAGACCATATGTCTTCATTTATAGGCATATTATCAAAAACATCCATGATAGTTTTTGCTGTCATATCCCAACTATAATTTTGAACTAATAATTCTCTTGTTTTATGTGAAAATTTAAGCTTATCTTTTGTTGTTTTTTGCATCCATTCCATGATCTCGTGCATTAAATGATCATTATCTGGTGTTGCCCTATCTGATCCGGTTTCCAACTCAGTAGCCAATAAATAATTAATTTTAACGCCATCAACTTTAGATGTTATTTCTTCCATTCCGCTATAATTAACAGAAAAAATAGGTATACCACAAGAAGCAGCTTCTAGCTGAGGAATACCCAAGCCTTCACAAATAGCATACTGTACATATATATCAAATAAATTATATACATCATTAAGCTGATCGTTATTAATACCTAATTGCACATTAGGGAAGATGGATACTCCATCGTCACATGACGGAGATGGTATCTTTGAGCCTTTATATTTTGATACAAATATACTATTATCCTTAATAGAATAATATGTAAATAATACATTATTCTCCACCCCATGCTCTTGTAACAATTCGGGAATCGGCCAACCCTGTTTTTCTGGATAAGAAGTATGCAAATATAAAAATATATTATGATTATTTGTCGTATCTATTAATTTTCTTAGAACTTTAAATAATTCAGCAATGAGTTTACGCTTTTGATTTCTCATTACTGATCCTATAATAATAGAATCGGCTGGTAAACCATATCTAGATTTATGATATGTTTTTGTACAGTGTACTGGTTGAAAAACTTCTGTGTCAACAGAATCTGTGATGCACGGACCAACATTAATAGGTCTATTTAGAGACCTTAAATAGTCTCCAGCCCAATCGGTATGTGTTAATACCATATCTGCATTTTCAAACGTTGTTAACCATTCTGTTTTTTGTGGTATAGAATCTATGGTTGGGGCTATTATCCATTTATAGTATGGTCTTAAACATGAAAGTTCTTGGTAGGAGAACATCCAATAATCCCTTATATCAAAAACTATATCAGGTTTAAAATCTAATAATACTTTTTCGAATCTCCATTGACCAAATTGATTAAGCTGATTAGATTCGTATGCTTCTATACTTTGTTTATCATCGTCTTTTGGTACGTTTGAGTATACTTTCCATGGTACGTTTGTTTTTGATCCATCTTTATGATAACAAGCCAATTCAGCAAGCTCATATTTATTACTTTTACTTAGTCTGTATAGTATTTCCTTTGTGTATCTGCCGAATCCAGAATTTATATGATGCGCCTCTGCACACATCAATACTCGTTTTTTTCTCATATTATTACTGTTTCTTTTTGAGGTATATAAAATAAGGGGCGTGTGTCGCCCCCTATTATATAGATCACATATATATTATGTCAATCTCAGAAAGCTACTGATGATTCAGCAGTTACTGCATCTTTCTTATAGACTCTTGTTACTTTGGCAAAGTTATTAACTCTGACCTTTAATGTAGAGTGCTTGACTCCATCCTTTTCCCAAGAATCATTCCTTAAACTACCTTCGATCATAACAAGATCACCCTTTTTGAAAGACGATCCGATGACTTCAGCACCGCTATCCCACGCTTCACATTGGATATATGAAACAATCTTATCTTTTGTTCCATTAGCTCTTGTGAAATCCTTGGATACAGCAACCGTAAAAGAAACTACGGATGTTTGCTTTTCTCCGCTACTAACAACACGTAGCTCTGGATCCCTAGTTAAATTACCTTTTAAAATTACAATATTCATAAGCAATCTCCTTTAAGTTAAAACAAAAATACAATCAACACTTATATTATATCAGAATTCTAGCTCAAGTCAAGACTATACCAAAAAACATTTTTTTGCGATAATTGAATTATTTTTTTGGTTCTTTTGTCCATTAAACATCAACACTCGGCCCTCTAGCAGTAATTCCTTATATTTAGAAAAATCATCAGGAAACATAACAACAGAATCCAGACTACCAGCACCATCTGATAATCTCAAAAAACACATTTCTTGTCCTGGTGTTTTTCCTCTTTTAGTTACAATAACACTCATATTTTCAATTTCAGCTATTAGAAAAAATTGTTTATTTTCAGGGAATGTCTTTATAGTTTTACAGTCAGTATTAGCGTATGACGAGTCATAGAAGTCCGTTTTAGCATACGATATCGATACGCCGAGTATGTCTCTTTCATTATTAGAAACCCACTCAGGATCGTCTGTTAAAGCATAAGAAGGATCCGATAACTGGTTAAGTATACTTAAAACTTTTGGATGTCTATTTTTAGATATTTTACTATTTGCTAGTAATAGCCTAACTATATCGCATGAATTATTAATTTTATTAGAATGTATAATTTCAAGACACTTACTAATTTCTTTATCTGTTAATTCCAATATCAAATTTAATTCGAATAGCATTTTATTTCTGGAAATTTTAAGATAGTCTAAAGCTCCAGATAAGATTATAGCTTTAGCAGATGACGAGTTGATATTTACCAAAATTCTTAATAATGTATTTGGCCAATCTAATGATGCAACATCTAAATTTTCTGTTATTGATAATATTTTTTGATAAACAGAATCCCCTAATCCTTTGATGTTCGTTAATCCGAAATATATTTTTCCATCAATAATAGCAAAATCTTTATTCTTGTGTTTTAATTGTGGTCCAAAAACACTAATGCCCATATCCTTTGCATTACTAATTAATTCTAACGTTTCTAATTGTGGATCAATTTTATCTTTAGCTAATCTAAGATATGATAAGAAAAAAATGGTTGGAAAGTGTGTTTTAGCATACGCTGATATATAAGCATTGATTGCGTAACTCACAGCATGGCTTTTATTAAAAGAATATCTTTGACTTTTTTCTATCCATCCGAATATTTGTTCGGCCTCATCTGTTGATACCTTAGCCATACTTCTAGTGCCATCTAAGAATTTGGTTTTAATCTTTGCCATTTCTTCTGGCTTTTTCTTTCCTATAGCCTTACGCAACATATCAGCTTCTTGCAAATTAAAGCCAGCTATATCTTTGGCTATTTCCATTGCTTGTTCTTGATATACCATTTCTCCATAAGTATTTTTCAAGATTGGCTCTAACGAACTATGAAAATAGTCTATAGATTCGTTACCGTTTTTTCTATCAATATAATGATATGATACGCTTTTTCCATCTCTATATGCTTCCAAGCATCCTGGTCTTAAAATACTAATCAAAGCGGATAATTCTTCTATATTAGTAGGCTTGAGTTTTTTACTCATTGCTTGCCCAAGGCGGCTCTCTAATTGAAAACATCCTTTGGTATTTCCTTCAGAGATTAAGTCCCAGGTTTTTTGACAACTAAAATTTATATTATGAATATCAAAATCGATAGATGTTTTTTGTTTATCCAAACTATCGGTTGGGAACTCACAACCGCACTCAAACTTTATCATTTAAAAAGGCGTCCTTAAATATAATCTTAGCAGATAAATTTCTATGTAGTCTCATAAATCTTAATAATATTTTGGCACAGTCTTTTACGTCTTTCAGAGCATCATGAGCACCATCTTTTGATATTCCCATATATTCTCTGATCGTATCTAAAGAATAATTTTTGATATTGATATTTTCGAACCAATAGAATACCAAATTCATTATGTCGAGTACGTCTCTTGGATAAAATAAAGTGGTGATATTTTCTTTAGCATCAACATTTTTATATTTTTCGCTTAATCTTTGTATAATTTTCAGATCAAATCTATTTATATTATATCCAGCGGCAATAGGTGCGGAGAATATACTCTTTTTCTTATATCCAAAACAATTATATTTCTCTAGATAACTGACAAAAGCTTTCCATGAAACTTCTTGGGATGGATATTCGTTCCAAGCGGCGTATATCGCTTCTTGAGAACAACCTCTAACCTTTGAATGAAATTCGATTATATCAGTATCATACTTATAATCAGAATTATTCTCCATCGGTTCTGGTTTAAAAAAAGCATTAAATTCAGAATCTGGAACAATCTCTAGTTTAACGGGATCTATTATAACAGCCGCTAATTGTACTGGACTACAAACCAGAGGATTTGATCCATCGGTTTCAAAGTCAAAAACACATATTTTTTTGGTCAGCATATTTATTGTACTTTTTCTACTTCATCCAACGGTTTTAGTACTGCCTTTTGTCCTGTGGTAAGAATCTGACAGTTATCTTTGATCTTGCAGCAACTGACCCTCATTTCTGGAGTCTTAATATACTCCTGATTATTGTGAATAAATTTTTCTCCAACCGCAACTTCATGAAATTTCATTTGAAACTCCTTTCTTGAGATATTCTGATATATACATGATTTTGTCCAACATAGCAACACCAAGGATATCAAATTTTACAATTCCGATACTTTCCAAATCTTCCATTTCCATTCCGGCTATTCTAGTTTTTGTTTTAGTATCATACACCATGGGACATATGCTGGATAATTCGGTATCAGCAATAACGACGCCAGCCGCATGTTTAGATTGGTTCACTTTAGTTCCCTCTAATCTAATAGCCTGTTCAAATCTTTTGGCAAGCGGCCCCTGAAATTGTCCATTATTATCAATATGACACCATTCTTTTAGTTTGTCTGGCTGGTTCTCCAATGCCCAACGTATAATTGACGATTCACCTGTTTCGTCTTTCATTTCTTGAAGTTCGTCTGCTATTTTAGCTTCATCGGGTATATTTTTAGTAATATTATTCATTTCTTCAAAACCAATATTACCATATACTCTTAATACGTCTTTAATAGCACCTCTACCTTTAATTGTATTGAATGTAACCATCTGTGAAACCTGACTAGATCCATACTTCATTTTAATATAAGAAATAATATCTTCTCTCTTTTCAATGGGAACGTCAACATCAATATCCGGCATACTTACTCGATCACCAGTATTTCGTCCAGAGTTGTAGAATCTATCAAACAATAAACTATATCTTATCGGATCAATATTGGTTATACCAATTAAGTAGGATACTAGACACCCGGCAGCACTACCTCGACCCGGTCCTGGAAGCCATTTGTTGTCTCTAACATGATTGACAATATCTTGAACTATTAAAAAGTAACTACTAAGACCAGCTCCTTGTAAAATATCTAATTCATATTTGATTCTATCAACATAAATACTCTGCTGTTCTTTTGGTATATTATTTTGTATTTTATCTTTCCATCCTTTTCTGCATAGTTCTCTTAAGAATTCATCTGGAGCATCGCAACCAAATGGTGGCAATCTAGGTTTGCTTTCAATTTCATAATTTTCGCACATATCAGATACTAATAGAGTATTATCTCTTTCTTCTTCTGTGTGCAGAGCGGCAATTTCTTCTTGAGATAAAATATGATAATTATCAGAAGTAAAGAAACACCCCATTGGTATATCTTGATTTTGATTAATCTTTTTACTAATTTCTGGCATTGTGGTTTTTAGATTATTACACAATAGTATTCTTTGATCTGAAGCATCCTCTTTATTCGCATAATGAGCGTCTGGAGTACATATAATTTTGGTTTTTGTAAATTGACCTAATGCCCTTACAACTTCTGTTAATTTCTTTTGTATGGGTAAATTTTCTTGATCCATTAATTGGGCTTCCAAGAATAAATTTTCTGGACCAAATATATCTTTTAATTGATCTATCAATCTGGTTCCTATATTTTTCCAATCAGGAATAATTTGATCATTTTCCGTAATTTTATCGGCCAATAAAGAACCTAGATGGCCGCAAATACCTATTAGGTTGCCGTCACAGAATCTCTCCAGATTGTTTAAATCGATCCTAGGCTTGTGATAATAAAAGTCTGGTCTGTTGGACTCTGATACCAGATTGATTAAATTCTGCCACCCGGTTTTATTTTTGGCCAATACAATAAAATGGCTAAGTTCTTTATTTGACTTATCTTTTATAGAAGCATCTTCTGATATATACAACTCACATCCTAGAATTGGTTTTATACCAGCTTTCTTCATAACCTTGTGAAATTTAATAGCACCAGCTATATTACCGTGGTCTGTTAAAGCACAAGCGGTAGATCCTATTTCTAAACATCTATCAGCTATTTGTTGAGGTTTAGATAAACCGTCTAATAGACTATACATCGAGTGACAATGTAAAGGATTATAAAATTTCATTCTACTGCACCAGGAGCTTTGTATTTACCAAAAGAATGTCCATCCTTTTTATATTCTGATACAACGGCGTCCATACCCTTAATCTCTATATCGTGTTTTATTTGTTCGCATTTTGTCATTGGATAGTTTGGATTACAAACTTGATTATCTCTATATTCTATAATTGGTAATATCTTATTGTCGTTTTCAAAAGTTGTTTTACCAAAATGGCACAACTTATTACACATCCATGTTTTATGTAATCTAGGTTTTTTAGTTTTCTTGATCACCTCAAATTTAGACTGTAACATTTTTTCTGTTTTTGCAAGATCGCTTTTATCAAAAAGTATAGAGAATGGACCTCCATCATTAATAAAATATATAGTCACAATCACATAATCATATTCTGGATATAAATGACTAACAGCATAATGATAAATCATCAATTGAGGATCATTCTGTAATTTTTCTGGAGTTTTTTCCTGTCCTGTTGCCCAATCAAGTCTTTTTCCAGTTTTCCAATCCACGATTTCTAATGTATTATCGCTCACTTTGGTGATCAAGTCAATAGTTCCCTTAATAGCCAGATGTCCTTCTAGCTGACCTTCATCAGTAGAATATGAATATTTAGACCAAGGTTTTTTTATCTCTATATCAAAATGTTGCTCTGGACATACTATTTCTCTATTTCTCGGATCAAAAGCCCCACTATTAAATTCTATGGCTTTATAAACCCAGGTACGACAGTCTTTGAAGTCTTTGCTTTCCCAAACGTGATGGGAAAATTCACCAATATAGTAGTTATATACTTGTTCGATTAGAATATCTAAATCATATTTATTAATATTTATATTACCAACTATTTCATCTTCTATAAATAATATTTTATCTTGTTGTGCTTTTTTGATAACAGCGAGCAATTCTAAAACTTTATGACAGATTGTTCCTTTATCTGCTTTTTTATTAGATTGTCCACGCATACCCAAAACATATTCAATAAAATATTGTTGTTCGCACATACTATGAGTATTGTATGACGAACTCCGAAAATATGTAATTATAATGGTAATATTCCTTTATTGGTTAGGAAATTAATAACAGTATCTATTTGCTCTCGTATAGACATACGATGATTATCAATGACTAAATCAAAATGAGAATAATCATAATTATCAGGATCCAACGCAATCTCACTTTCGTGATCTGAATTGTATGGATTACGCATTAATTTTATAACTACGCCTCCAGCATCCTTAATTGAAGAAACTTCGTTTGGAAATCTACAATCTGCAATTATTGCTATGTTAGGATTTTCAGTTTTAATTTTTGATATGGTGGCATCTGCCCATACATTATTTTGCATTTTTCTAAAAATATTTGTGCCAACAAATTGCATAACTTCTCTGGCTGTTAATTGATTATTATCCCAAAAGCAATTTACTAGTTCATTTTTTTGGTCATCAGAACCGTAGCATTGATCATATGTTAATCCAAGTATATTCATGCAAATGTCTTTTTTGAGTGGATCAGCAAAATTATATATCTTGCCACTATTATAGGGGACTATTGATCCATTCGCATATTTTAAAAGAGCTTCAGAGCAAGTTGTTTTCCCTGATTGTTTGCGACCAGCAAATGCAATAATTTGTGTCATATTTTACTCTTAATTTCTGTGTCGATTTCTTCTATGGTCATTTCGGCAACATCTGGCTTATTGATACTTAGATTCACAATATTATAAGTATTTTTACATTTCGTATAAATTATCTCAGCCGCTTTTTTACCAGCTAAATCATTATCCATAATAGTTATTATAGTCATAGCACCAGATCCATCCAATATGATTTTTTGTCTATCGCTTAATGACGAGCCAAACATGGCTACGCTATTATGAATACCGGCTTGTTCTAATCTCCATACGTTACCAGGACTTTCTACAAGAATAACCTTTCCAGACTCTAGTATAGATTTTTTAGCAAACCAGAAATTGTATAAATGATTTTGGCTTTTGAATTCATAATTATGTTTCCATTTAGGGAATTTCCAACCTTCTGATTCTGATGGACAATTCTGATCATGGTAATATCCACATTTGTCACATTTGTCGAATATGCTTCTTCCTGTGCATCCTACTAAAAATTTGTAATCATTATCATAAATTGGTACAACAGCCCTATTGTACATTTCTTTATTAGATTTATTACATAACCCAACATCGTATTTTTCTAAAATATCGTTACTGAAACCTCTATTAATAAAATAATTGCAAGGATATTCTAGAGACTTTCTAACTTGTTGTCTGGTTATTAGTTGTTTAGGAGACTCTGCTTTAGTAACGATATTATTAACGATATTAGTAAAATTAGTTTTCTCTATCTCGTGTTTTGATATTTTGATCTTGTGTACTTCTTGCTTTAGAAAGGCTTCTACAAACTCTATAGTTTCTTCAAAAGATGCAGTATCGTCACCTTCTGTGACCCAGCCATAATTCTTATTCGACAGAACTCCCCTAATAAAGCCTATAATTGATCCTTTAAAAATTTTCTCGCATCCGTGCGTTCTGCATTTCCAGTTACCTCTATAAGATTCTCCTTCAGGATATAAATTAAAAGCAGATGGATTATCTCCATTGTGTATGGGACAACTACCCGATATCATTTTGCCGTTATGTTTTAAATGACTTATAGATAATACTTGTATAAGATCATCTATACTATCGCACAACTTGTCGCAAATTACTTTAAGCTGTTTTTGATTATACAAACGGGATGTTTTCTTCTGTGTTATCATTTTCTAGTACAAATGTATTTTTGTTATTCTTTTTGGTTCCTGTATTATTAGAAATTTCTAATTTGGTTCTTCCTTCTGTGATTTTTGCACACCATCCTTTCATATGACAATTAATATAATCGTTATCATCTAATCCTCCGCCGTGACGGCTAATTAATGGAACCAATTTGCGATTACCTTCTGACGGACCATCTTCGGCTATTTCTTCGTCGCTTTTGCGTTTAAATATACTGAAATTACTACATAGCCATATAATTCTATCTGATCCACTAGCCGTATCTGTACTTTCTTTGGTGATACCATCTCTATTTAATTGAATAAAAGCCACAATTGGCACTTGATATCTAACAGCAAAATTATGAAGACTTGTCATCATAAATCCTAATAATTGATATTCTTTGAGGTCTTGACTAATACCAGAACTATCCATTAATTTTAGATAATCATAAAATATAACACACTCTTTTGCTGTACCATCATCATTTAAACCAACCTCTTTAACTAACCATCTTCTCATGATGGCTAATTGATCTTCAAAGGGTTTTCCAGCTATGCTTTTATGGTATATTTTTAGAGATTTTAATTCGTTAACAGCTTTTGCTATTTTATTCTTTTTATCCGGAGAATCAGCAAACTTTCCGGTTTCTATACTATTGATTTCGGTTTCGCTCATCATAGCAAGAATTCTATGAATATGATCTTGTTTATTCATTTCTGTATCCATATTTAATATGGGAATACCAAGATCAGCAATATTTTTTCCTATATTATCGGACAAAAGCGTTTTTCCTGTTTTGGGTCTGGCCGCTATAACATTTACTGTTCCTCTTCTTAATCCTCCGCCAATAGCCTGATCGTACACAGGAAATCCTGTTGGTATACCAACTTGATCTACTTTATTTTTTTCTAGATTTTCGATGTACTCATCAAGATTAGAACCTATTTGCTCCGGAGCAGAGTCAGTATCGTTAAGGAGCGACGTAAAATTAAAAACCGTATCCTCGGCTAGTCCTATAATCGAAGATATAGATTCGCTACCATTAATTTCTAATATTTTATCTTGTGCTTTTTCTAGTTGCTCCCTAAGTAATCTTGCAATTTCTAGCTTACGAATTTTAGCCGCAAACTTAGGTACATTTTCTTTATTAACAGGAAAATCTAAAACCGCCCTAAGATGTTGGGCCTCTTCTTTTTTGGATAAAATATGAGACACACCAACTTCTTGAGCCACAGAATATATAGATGCGAGATCTATACTATTAGGACTATTCTTTTCACACAGATCTTTTAAGCACTTATATAGTATTTTATTACTATCAATGGTAAAAGAAGACTCTTGAAGTATATCTGCAATATCAAGATAAACTTCCTCGCCATACTTACATATTCCTGCGAGTACCGCTCTTTCAGCAGAAGGATCAGATAAAATTATTGGCATTTACTCACCAGCCATCGTAGAACACTTGTTGCATTTATATCTATCGTTGGAATCCGGCAGAAGAACAGGATTGATTTTTTCGCTTTTCCCACAAGATCTACACTTTACATCTACAGCCTCAAATTGTCTTGTTCTTGGGCTTGGAGGATGAACAGACAACTTTTTATCTATTAAAGAATCACTTTTATGCATACCGGCTTCTGGCATATTATCAAATTTATTATAATGTTCTGATTTTAGTTTTCTTGTTTTTGTTTTTATATTATGATCTGGAAGAATTTCTTCTGTTCTCTCTTCTGCCTTTGGAGTATTTTCTTTCGGTAATAAATTTTGTAATGCACTAATTAATTGCTTAATTTGCTCTGGATCACTAAAATTAAGTTCCATGATGTTTCACCTTTGTTTTTTGAATAGAAATCAATATATCTGATAGATTTTTTACAGAGGAGGCGATATAACTGAGTCTATCTGATCTTTGTTTGGCATATTTCTTAATTTTGTTTAATGCACTAGCTTTATCGTTGTGTTTGATGGCTTGTGCTGACTTTTCTATATAGCCATATCCCTTATAATTATTTATATCATCAGCAATAGTTTCTTTAATCGTATCTTCCGCCCAGTTTAATCTTGCGAGTTCTCTATTTAGTGATCTTTGTATATGAAAAGCAAATTGGGCCAACCTGTATGCTATTTGAGAACAATCTTCTGGCGTTAATTTTTCTATGCGATCTCTATCCATGGTTAAATATTGATTGATCTCTTGTTCGCTAATAACCTCACTAATATAATTAGGTAGTCCGAGATTTTTCTCGTACTCATCTAAAATATTGTCCCAATAACTAACTTGTTCAGTTGAACTTTTGTTGGTGGTAGTATTATTCATTTTTTATTCTGCTTTTCCATTTGTCTATATCTTCATTAAACGGTAATTCTATATATTCAATCCCATTGATACTGCACCATTCAGCTTTTTCTTGATCTCTTTTTTTGTGCCTCATGAATCCTAACAAGTTGTGATGATAAAATCTGCTAAATGTATAATGTTGTTCTCCATGTACTTCTATACATTTCTTGTTCAATGGCAAGTAAAAATCCAAATACAGAGTTTCTGATCTCCTAACTTGAACTGGTACTTCTTCTAGAACCTGAAGTGTTGGAAAACATTCATGAATTAACTCTCTGGCTTTTAGATGTAGGCTTGATTTGTTCTTGAGCGACCCATGAGATATTCCACCAATTAATTGCCAATGACAAAAATTATTGTCCAAATCTTTTACTTGCATTTGATACCCATTGTTTCATAGACTTTTTCCAAAAGATCATTATATGTTTTCGGATTATCAACAAGATACTGTCTGGCTTTTTCTAAACCTTGAAATTTTGGCTTATCTTCAACAGTAGTAATTGTATACCAAGCACCACCCTTATTGATTAAGCCAAGATCCACGGCTAAATTTAAAAGCTCCATGTGTTTATCAATACCTGTTCCGTATCTTATATAACTAGTAATTGAGCCGCCCGGTGGTCCTAATGCCGAACATAGTACTTCCCATTCTACTTCTTGTCCGATTTGTGGACTATCATCGGATAGATTCCACTTCTTAAAAAACTTGGCTTTAAGCTTTATATCAGTTTGATATGCAATGGCCTGACCGCTCTTCTCTTTCCATTCAGCATTTCCATATCCGGGATTACCCATTAGATGAGTAATACCAATAACTATATTTTTGTTAACAGGAATAACATTAGCTACTTTACGACAAAACTTAGCTAATAATTTTGCTCCGTCTGCTCTTTGCATTTTATTCATATCGCTAGTGATCTCGGCCTCGGTGCATAATGCTGAATATGAATCAATAATAACTATTGATCCTGGTAATTCATTAATAATGCGTTCGCCTATTTGTAGATATTCTTCTGCGTGTAAAATTTTACCTTCTTGAGATCCTACAATATGAAATTTATCAAGATTTAATCCTGGTATTCCTTCTAAGTCTCTTTTTTTCAATCTACCTTCAATGTTCAGGTAATACACTTCTCGGCCATCTTTAAAAGATCCATATGCGTATTCTGGTTTTTGTGCAGTAGCACAGAAATCTAGGGATGTTGTTGTTTTTCCGCACTTGGGTTGTCCTGTTAAAATAACAAAACTACCCTCTGGAATACCACCATTTAATACAATATCTAACGATGGACTAACTGGTATTGTGAGCAGTTTTTTGTCCATGACAGAACTTGCTGTAATTAGAATATTATCTCCGAAGTTCTTTTTTACATCCTCTTTTAAGCTCATTCTAATTCCTTTAATCTTGACAGAGTATTTTTTTGTTTAGATGATTTGTGGTATGTCTTTTGAGTATTTCTATCAAATTCCATAGACAATTTATTATTTTGTGCTTGTATGATAGCCTCGTGTTCTTCTATGATAGGAATCAAGTGCGGTGCTCGCAATGAAAAAATTTTCTTGGCTCTATCGTCTTTGATGGCTTCTATAATGGCTTGGCTAGAATATTTTTCAATTAATTTATTAGCTGTGGCTATCTGATTTCTATAAAATAAAGACCACTCCTTGTTTGTCCAAAATCTAAAATGCAAATCCTTTTTTTCCTTTAATGCCTTGTGTTCGCAAATCAGCTCAGTAATATATTGCTGTGCTGTTACAAATTTATCATTGGAATATTTGGAGATATATTTCATTTATTTTTATCTGGTCGAAAAATAGATACTTTGCCACTACGAGATACTGTGGATTTGATTTTTTTCTTGAAATCGTCATTTACTTCTGATGCTGCTTTTGTCATAATAGCCACAGAATTGATCTTCTTATTGTTGGTTTGTGTAATCATAAGATCTTTACTATTAACCTTCGAAGAAGTTGTTTTTATTTTAGTATTATTGCTAGATTGTTTGGTTGCTTTTTTGATATCTGAAATATCTACTTTGAGTTCTTTGGATATTTGTTCATCAGATTTCCCTATACTATTTAGGTACAATATTGCGTACTTTGTTTCTTTGTTCATGTTAGTTCCCTTTCTGCATTATTTAACCATGCGACATTTTTTGTTCTTAAAAAATTTACATACATATCAAAAACCTTTTGATTAACTCTGGTGAAACTGAATTCATTTTTACCTACTTTTGATAAGAATTTATTAGCTTTGCCTTCTGAATATAGTCCTATTGGATTAAATATCTTACCATATAATCCAACCTTTACAAAATATTGAGTATCGCTATCGTTGTTGATTTTGGAATAAGCGTAAGCATTTTTTTCATTTTTGGTTCGCGGATTGTTGTTTTCATCCAAGAAATCGTGTTTTCCTAAAACAGTATAATAATTCCTATCCGAAACTGGATCTATTTTGGAAGGATTGATTTGGAATATATTAGAATAATGATTCATTTTTTACCTCGTTTAGTTTTGCCTTTGGATCCTGGCCATTTGATTTTTTCTGGTTTTTTGATTCTGCTCATGCCTGTTGGTAATGTCTTAGTACTTTCATCAAATTTATATTCGTTATGTTTATGATATAAATGAGTTTTTTCATCCTCGCTCATTCTGTCACTATTACGTTTAGCTAAATCGCCTAATGTTTTTAATTCTGTATCAGACTTACGAACACTTGTGCTTTGTGTTATCACATCATCAACATATCTTCTGTGGGTTTGTTTACTGTGGCATTTTTCACATTTGGGATGATCTATATAGTCTTTGATATAAAAAAATAATTCAAATCTATTTTGACATTTTTCGCACTGATATGAGTATGTTGGCATTATAGATAAGATTCCGGCAGATATGTCTTCCATTCTTCTGGTAGATCATCTTTTATCTTAAGAAGATGTTCGGCAATAGGCAAGAATTTCATATTTTTATTTGGTTTTATTGGTAATTTAATCAAGGGCATATTAGCTTGTTTGGGTGTTTTATTACCCTTTTTACGATTACAGTATGTACACGCCGTGACTATATTTGTCCAACTAGTTGGTGATGATGGTCCTGTCCATTTAGATTTTGGTATAACATGATCATATGTTAGACTACTCATTTCATATTGTTTATGGCAATATTGACAAGTATAATTATCTCTGATAAAAATATTTTTACGAGAGAATATAACATCCTGATTATTGATTCTAAAAAATCTTTGCGTTTTGGTTACTGCTGGAATAGGATATTTTTTATCTACTCCATTGATGTGATCGTTTTTATAGAAATCTATTATTTCAATACCGTATCTAGGATTATTTTCAAATCTTATAGACCATATAATAGCCTTTTGCCAGGATATTATACTTAATGGACTATAATCAGCATTCAATAATAGACATTGTTTATGTTTTTGTTCCATTTTCAAAATTATCTAATCTTGCTAAAATTTTTGCTATTATTGGATTTCTCACTATGTCTGATGATTCTAATTTACAATTCCCGATACCTTCTATTCCATCTAGAGCATTGATCATATGAATAAATCCACCCTGTAAGTGTCTACTAAGATCGGATTGTCCAATATCGCCAGTTAGTATTAATTTACTCTCGTGACCAACTCTTGTCAATAACATTTTTAATTGTTCGTATGATGCGTTTTGGCACTCGTCAGCAACAATGAAACAGTTGTGAAAATTACGACCTCTCATTAAACCTAAAGGTACTACTTCTATCTTATTATTTAGTTTTAATGAAGCATACTGGGCCATACTAATAAAATGATTAATTTCATCAATAATAGGCAATAAATAAGGATGTAATTTTTCTTCCGCCGTTCCTGGTAGATATCCTATTTTTTCACCAGCCTCTATAACTGGCCTTGTGATAACAATTCTATTAACCTTTTGGTCTAATAAATACTCTAGTGCCATACCAATTGCTATGTGGGTTTTACCTGATCCGGCTAACCCTTGACAAAAAGTTATAGTATTTTCAGCAACAGTTCTTATATATTCTTTTTGATTTTCGCTCCTGGGTTTTAATCTATTTCTATAGATAGGACCAGATTGTTCAATATCATTAGTGAGATCAACAGCTTTTTTCTTTTTATTATTTTTTCTCAATGTTTACCCTTTGCGAATAGTGGATTAAATTAGACATGCACCGCCAGCGCAACTAATTTCCTCTATTCCCACGGTATTGTCCTCTGTTTCAGATAGTTGCGTATAATCAACCTTTTTGAAACTATTATATAGATCACAATAGATTTTCCAATTATAAACGTCTTTCATGCAATATGTTAAACGTTTGATATCACCATCAAAATATTTACCAGCAAAGTTTTTCATTTTCGTAACAAATAATAACTTATCTTGAGCATCGTCTGTCTTTGCTTGATTCATACTAACGTAATCGCAAGCGGCCCAAAGATTGTTATCGAATGCGTTAAGAGATAACTCGATTAGACCAGAACACCACAATGCAGCATCACCATACTCTTTAACAATTTCACGACTAGTATAAACTGTGGTAAATGGTGCTTGTGGATAGTCTTTATCGCCACTCTGAGGAATCAAACTAATACCGGCAAAATATTTACGATTATCATAAATAAATTTGGTTACGTCTTCCCATTCGTCAGGCTTAACCGTAACAGTATTACTAACATTATGGCTCAAATATTCTTGAGTACATAAGCCTTTATTTTTTCCTGATTGTACCCAATGCTTTTGAGTATCTTTTACTATTGATAACATTTCAACGGCTGGTAATTGATTCTTTAATTTTGCACCATCAGGTACTTCTATAGGAAATTTAATAACTTCATCAGTATTATTGGCCGACCAAGATGATTTTTCGCAGGCTTGCGGGTTTAATTTTTTGAAGTGTTGGTATGGTGCTTCTAAAATGTTCGCCTGTACATGACGTATATATCGTTTGGCGTGATGTGGATGTATACCAGAACTAGTACCCAACATACTACTGCTGGTACCTTCTGGTTTTAAGCATGTGACTCTAGCCGCTTGATTAATACCTATCTTTTTTGCTAATTCTTTATTTGTTTCGACCGCTATTTTAGCGCCTTTGGTCAAAACCTTTTCTGTCAAGACCAGATCGTGCTTTTCCATTGTGCCAGTTAATGACACGCCTAATAGGGCTTCCCTGTCAAAAATCCTTTCACTAGTTTCTCCCAAATAATCCAATTTAGTAAAACCAGCTTGAAGAGTACCAATAATGGAAGCTGCTTTGCACCTTTCATAAAAATCCTCCTCGTCGGTTACACTAGAACAATTAATGGTAGAAAGATTGCAACCCTGCCATCCGCTCTTACCATTTTCTTCATCGACAGGCCACATACCAATTTCTACACATGGATTAAAAATCATTTCTGTAGACTCGCTCCAAATAAATCCTGGTTCTCCGAATTCTTTCACAGATTGCATAAGAGTATCAAATTCCTCAAAAGTAGTTTCATTCTTTAGTAGGAGTGCGGAATTGTTACTTCTTGCTCTCTGTGGATTGTCAATAAACCAATTACCGGTTTTAGCTTTTGCCATTTCTTCGTCATCGGGACTAAATAGCGCTAAACTAGCCGAACGCCTTACTCCTCCACTTAAAACAGCATCGCTACTATGCATCACTATATCATAAGCGTCGATAGGACGTAATTTTTTTTGTCCATTTGCTATACAACGATCTAATAAAGATCTGATTTTTTCAAGGCCATTTGCTAATGGCTCATAACCGGGTGCTTTACCCACGCCGGATGCCAAAGACGATCCTTTTGGTCTAATATTAGTATAATCAAAAACTATATGACAATTTTTATATTGTTTGAATTCTTCTACTGGTTTACTAAAATAAGAACTAAGTAAAACACCTAAAGCATCGGCCCAACCTTCTATGCTATCGTCAATAACATATTTAGTTCCAACATCTTCTACGGGGGCGTGCTCTAGTGTTGGTAATTTAGAAACATGGTGTTTTTGTACACTAAATCCGGTTCCACTTCCGCACAATAATAACCAGAAACATTCTTGGAAAAAACGTAATCTATCACAGTAAGAACTGGTACAGTTATAGATTTTTGCGTGTCTTTTAAGAATAGGATCGCCACCAAATTGGAGTGCTCTTTGAGAACCAAGAACCTTTTTCTTATACATTATATCATAAGCCCAATCAATATCGTCTTTGATTCCAAACTCATCATACTTCGTGTGCATCATGTCACGGACTCTATCAACCGCTTCTTTCCATGTTTCACGGCGATTCTTATCCTCAATCCAACGAGCGTATTTACTAACGAATGTATAATTTTGCAGTTCTTGGAGCGCCGACATATTATCTCCTATATAAAATTGCTGAAATGCCCAGTAATACTGTGAGTTGAAAAGAAGTTAAACACATTTCTGTATTACCGGTAAACTTATGATATAAAAAAATAAAAATACTAATATAGAATAATACTGTTGTATTCATAATACACCACCGAGTTCTTTCAGCCAAGAAAGATTTGGTTCTATATAAATAATTTCTATTCCGCTCATTGAGACAAATTTTCTAAAAATATTTTGGGCTTCTTCATTGAATAAATGTGTACCATGATTATTTGACATAACTACTTTTCTTATACCTTCTTGCCATAAAGCCATAATACAGTCATTACAACTTTGACCAGTAACATACGCTATACCATTATCTGGTCTAACAACACAGTTAGATAGCGCATTTCTTTCGGCATGAATCATCCATGGATATTTTTCTGGCCGTGTTCTAGGTAATAAATCATCATCAAGTCCACGAGGAAAGCCATTATATCCTACGCCTAGAATTCTATCCCTAGAATCTGTGATAACGCAGCCGTGCTGTGTTTGCATATCGTGACTACGTTGAGAAACAACTTTAGCCAAACCTAAAAAATAATCTGTCCACGATGGTCTCATGGAAGTATTATAGCAAACCTACGCGTCTGGTCAAGATTTATTTGTTGTGAGTTTGTTATACAGAACCAATGATAATACTGCACCAGCAACACCCATAACAACACCGGCAGGAGATACAGCATCGTAGTTTCCTAATAAATACAGGATTGCTCCGCCCATATAAGAGCCAGCAACACCCAATGCTACTGTTTTAACAAAACCAAAATTTTCTTCTCCGGGTACTATACTTTTAGCAATAGAACCAACAAATAAACCATATACGCACCATACTAAAATGTTAAACATTTGCTGCCTCCACTAAGGTTATGACTTCATCATCCTTGAGATCTGCTCCTGTATCTAAAATAGCGTTCAATAGTTGAATACCATATTTAGCATATTGTTCTTTTGGTAACTCTCTTCTTAATATTCTTTTAATTCTCATCTGTGTGAACAGACCACGACGAGCACTATATTCTTTAATTTCTGATCCGTAAAGATTGTATTTATCTTGAGAGGTATAGTTTCCAGATAATTTATTTTTATTACATTCTTGTAATACTCTAATAACTGTTAGAATAATACTAATCATCATAAGAATAGCAATAACGCTACCAAAATTTTCTTCTTGTGGTACTCCGGCTTTATTTAAAACCTTTGCGGCTATTGCTTTTAACTGTTCATCATTATTCATTTTTTGATTATCCTACATCCATTAGGTCCACATGATATAGTTGTTGAACCACTTTTAGTTACACCACTCTTAGATGGTTGTGTGAGTGTTTGTGTGCCTGTTTCTGGCTCACAATATCCACAATCAACCATTTTGATACCGTCACCACTCAAATATTTACCCGTACCCTTACATACTGGACAATTTTTCCTTTTGTATTTTGTATCAGGCATTTCAATATGTGTAGACTTAATAATGCCGCCAGCCAGAACAACAGATGCCGTAGTGGATCCTTTGTATTGAGATGATCCAAATAATATAGTTGCTACTAATACTAGCCCTAATAATTTATTCATTTTTTACTCTTGGAAAGATTCTTTTTCTTTTTGGTTTAGGATTATCAATATTATCATCCGCTTCTGTTTTTTGCGGTACTATTAATTTAAGTACCGCCAAGATAAAAGTTAATAGCATACTAATTAGTCGTTGCAAAGCAATTTTATCTATTAGTCTCATTATTATACACCTTATAAGTAATCGAACCCATAATCTGGTAATTTTTGTACAGGAAATCCATTAAAATTACTAAAGGCATAAGTTCCATTTTGTTTAATCATGCCTTCTGCTACGTCACTATGGATTAGGAATGAGCCGTCTGGAATTGGACCCCACTCTGGATGATCACCATCATTCCATTTACCCCAGCTATTTTGTACCAAAAACGATGTATCCCCATTGGTATCATCACACGCTATCCAAGCCATACAATGAGCCCAACTACCACTAGTTCTAGCAAATCCTTTACTATCTCTTTTATTACTAAAACCATAATTAGAACAGACTGCTAATCCATAGCCATTTGCTAATGCGTCTCGTGCTTCTTCAACACTTTTAATAAGTGATGTAGTTCTAATTTGATGATCATTAGCTAAATCTAATACTTTATCCGGAACACCGCGACCACCCCATCCGGCACCAAGCATTCCGTCATATTTGCTAAGATCAACAACGCCCTTATAATTTTTACGAACAAGGACACCACCAATTTTATTAACAAATTCAGCGGCCTTGCTACCTGTCATACCTTGACCACTCCAACCTCTAGCGCCATAAATGGCTTCGGTTGCTCCTCTTGCTACCCAGCTTTCTTTTTCGCCCAATATATCTATTTCTACCGCTCTACTAATATCACATGCGTTTCTTGTACCATGACTTACGCAATCGCCAGTAACTTGTCGTTCTTCATAAGGCTTTTTATCAAACTTCAAGACGCTTTTGTATGGAGTTGATAGTTTACCTTTACCACTATTTGTAATTCTAGAACTAGCATCACCAAAGTATGGATATTTTAAAATTTCCATTAAGTGATCAAATTCTAGTTGATTCCAAATGGCTCCTTGAAAGCCTTGTCTATAGTTATTATAAAGATCAATTGGTGATAGTCGAGCCATTTATTTTGCTCCTTGTGAACAAGCCCACGCCAATGCTTTAAAACCCTCAGCAGCCTGAATGCGGGATTCTCTATTTAATGCTACACTATCATCGCCAATAGCCTCAACTATTACAGCCTTACAAGCTTCTGCTAATTTAGGATATTTATTTTTAATATCCAGTTTGAGCATAGTTCCCGCTAATTTGTTGGCTTGTCTAATTTCTTCTGTATTTTTAATAACCTCATCATCACCATCTAAGGTTACAAGAGTTGCTAAATCTACATATAAACTAGATAATCTTTTGCCATCAGTTTTACGATCAGGATCACCGTCTTTTAAAACCCTAACAACCTCATCAGCTTTAGCTTTTAAGCCTTCTCTAACCGGTGCAGATAATTCTGCAATATCAACAACAACAGGTTGTGGACGATCTACCAATGATCCAAGATCAGGTTTGAATAATCCAATTCCTATTAGTATAAAAGCTAATGCTAATAATAATGTTTTAGTATTCATGTTGACTCCTTATCTCCACAAACTACAGGACTTAAGTATGGAAACATTTGATCAGCAACTTCTACGGCCTTAACACATCCGCACTCGGCAGCTAAATCTCGCGTTTGTTTCCAGCTTACAATCAGTTTAAAAAATATATCCTCTTTAGTTGTAACAACCGGCTTGACCGACGGAACAACAACAGCAACAGGAGTTACTGGTTTAAGTGGAGATGCGTTTTTAAATTTTTCCACTAATCCACCTAATAGTGTTTGCACAGGGCTTAGTTTATCCTTAAATAATACCCATAGTATTAAGCCGACACCAGCGTATAGGGCCAAATCCATTGGTCCAACTTTACTAGCAAATTCTTCAAAAGTTTCTGTGTAATTCATAATCCAGCCTCTCTTTTAATAAAAACGCCCGTATTTCTAAAAATGGTAACCGTAGCATCAATAGTGGCACTCACCATTATCATGAGCATATTTTTGATGTACTTATGTATAATAGGCTCAACAAGATTGGGAACAAATGGAACATCTATCACTAAAAAGATTTTATCATAAAAACTATTCAAAAGATCCATTGCCAAAGCTTTTTTATCAGGATTGCTTAAATCGTTACCAATAGCTTCTATAATTTGTACAACACTAGCTGTTGTGAGCTGTAATAGTTTCCACGCTTCACCAAGAGCAAAACGCTTAACTTCATTTACTTTTTCTTTTGTGTTGACTATTAGTTTTTCTACTTCTGCTCTTATTAGTTCTTGGCTTGACATCTTTTTTTACCTCTGGTTGTTCTATTAACTTATTTGACTCATTTTGATTAGTCCACCAAATTTTCTTAATCTCATTGCGGCCTTTTACATATCGAAATAACACCGTTAGCTGACCAATAATCAATATTAATGCTTCTAAACCTCGACTAGTTTCTGCAATCAAATCCTCTTTTTGAGAATGATCATTTAGTATACCCAATAAATATAGTCCACTAAATAAGAAGCTTACTAGTGTGAACCAGAACTCACTGGTTTTGTATCCTGGTTTGATCATAAATTATAACCTACTTTTAGAAAAGTTTACTTTATAACAGGAGGCGCTGGTGGAAGGAATAACCCTTCTAATACTTTAGCTGGTTCACTACCTAATAGTTCCAAAACCTTAGCTTCAACTTGGGCTTGAGTATAATCGCCAATAGCATCATAATCATTGTTTGTCCATAAAAGTAGAGAATAGGGGCAGGGGCGAATGCGAACTTCGCATCTCTTCCTTTTGTTATTGTCGATTAGGGTTATGTCCAATTCAGATAAAGTGATAGGCTTTTGAACACGTACCTCTCCGGTGGATCGAGTAATGGTTGGTGGTTGAATAGTAACTGGCTGTGAAAGATTCATAGTTATATAACTCCTAGAATGGAAGAACCGTTGATGCCGCGAGGGATCGGAAACGGCGTGCGATTGGCGTAGGTTTCAGTGCCATTCACAACGCCAGTGCTTCCGTTGTACGAACTGTCATTGAAAGTCGCGTCTCCGGTGACGGTGCCGCTGTTGTACGAACTGCCGTTGAACGTCGCGTTGCCACTGACGCCGCCGTCGTTGTACGCATTGTTGTTGAACGTGGCGTCTCCGATAACAATGCCGCCGCCGCTGTTATATGAACTGTCGTTGAACGTGGCGTCTCCGGGGACGGTGCCTTCGTTGTTGTACGAACTGTCGTTGAACGTCGCGTCTACGCCGAGCGTGCCGTTGTAGTTGTACGAACTGTCGTTGAATGTCGCGTCTCCGGTGAAGGTGCCGTAGTTGTTGTACGAATTGTCGTTGAACGTCGCATCGCCGTTGACGGTGCCTTCGTTGATGTATGAATAATCATTAAACGTGGCGTCTCCGGTGACGGTGCCGCCGGAGTTGTTGTATGAATAATCATTAAAAGTAGCATGTTGATTGATAGTATTAGAATTATCAGCACCTCCATAAAATATAGCATTTCCATTTACGTATCCGTAGTTAATCATATCGATAAATGTAGCATTATTTCCGATATATCCCTCGTTTACCGACGATGCTTCAAAAATTGCGTTACCATTTACGGAGCCGCTTCCGTTATTATATCCACCAGCACCAAAGGTAGCATTTCCATTGATAGTACCATTGTTATAACCAAGAGAATTAAATAATACACTACCATTAATAATACCATTATTATTTCCGCTATAAGAGGCTCCAGTTAAATAAACCTTGTGTGCGGTTAGTGTGCCTGTTAAGAAGGCATCTATTATAATTGCAATAGTATAATATTCCGAAACTTGAATAGCCGTAATATTTATGCCAAGCGTTGCAGTACCGCCGCTCACACTGCCATTAGATGGACCACCATCAAAAGTAAGAGTGTTAACTATAGCACCACTACCGCTATTAGTTAAACAATCAGCAATCATTATAACATCGTCAGCACTACTAGGTAAAGATGTGGCAGGAACGGAGTATACATTATCGCTCCACCAGTTGCCGAGCGTGTTCCAGTTGCTGTCGACCGCGCCGTTGAAATACAGAGTTGCCATAACATTTTACCTTTCTGTTAATAACCCGGTACAAAAGCTATAATGTCCCACTTGTTTCTGCTACTATCATAAGTAGCACCAAGAATATCCATATTTCCGCTAGTTGAACTAAGAGGTAGTGGACTTGTGGCACTACTAGGAATTTTAAATTGGTTACCAAAATTAAGAGTTAAACTATTAGCGTTGTGAGAGATTCTCCAGCGTAAACTTTGACCATCTGTGGGATTAGTTGGATTAGATAAAGTACCACTAGCAGCTAACGTAAGATCAAAAATATCTCCAAGACTAGCGTCTGTATTGATAGTACCACTAACACTACCAAGTTGAACTACTGTGGGATATCCAATACCAGCACTTATTTCACTAAGACTAATCTTTTTAGTAACACCACTACCAGATGGATCATCCATAAATAAGAAAACGTCATCGTTACTCAGACTGCCGCTACCTTCTGGAAATTCATTTATTCTTAAAATTGGCATATTAGCCTCCTACTACTGTGTCGTTACCAATACCATAGTAATATGCTGGATCATCAAATCTGTTATCATATTTAGCTTCTATATCGCTAATGGTGGGAGTATTTTTAACATAAGTATTTAATAAGCTGTATTCTCCTGTTGTGGTGCAGGATACCAGCAGTGTACCATTTTTAATAGAATTAGCCGAAATTGCTTTGGTTATATCATTAGCCATATTATTTCCTTTTATTTAGAGGATATTTAGTATTACACCAGAATACCATCGCCTGTTGCTGTTGCTGTAATATTATTTGGCACAGTATTACTTTGGGTAGCATATAACCAATATCCGGCATTTGTAGAACCACCTTTATAAAATCCAGCCTTGGTCCATTCATTAATATTTGGTAAAAAATATTTGGCTCCAACTTTTCTAATTGGTATACTTAAATTGATATCATATGCTCCGTCTTCTGTAGTTCCGGCATTTTGAGACCCGCTTGGTTTTCCATTATGTAGCCAATTGATATATCGTGCTGCCATTTTCCAGCTTACAAAATTTATTGGTTTGTTGCCCATATTTGCTTTTACAGTATATACATATTGACTACTACTTCCACTTCCTCCAATCAATGTCCTAGTAATACCACCAGAAATATTTGTTGCCATATCATTTAAATAAACATTACTAGGAACACTTGGAGCATTATCTATGGAAGCTATTGCTATTAAAAAATCTTTATACTCATTATTTGTTACATTATATTTAGCGACATTAAATAAATATGGTACTGAACCATATCCGTTTGGTGCGGCAACATTATTAGCATCCCAAACTGGTATGAAATTATTATATCCATGCGGATTATTTAAAGAGGCTACTCTGAATCCTCTAACCACACCAGCTGCTACTATATTTATATTGAATAAATCAGTATATCTTAAATAATTTACGGTATCATCAAATGAAGCGGCATGTCTATACATATAGATTATACCACTAATAGTACTTTGGTAATTTTCTAGATATTCTTCAACTAGTCCGCTTTGATCATAAGTTCCGTATGCACTAGAACCACCGTTGGTTCCTACTGTAGTTACATTGCCTCCAGGAACAGTAAGTGTGGTTGTTCCATTCCAGTTTGCTGTTTTATACCAATTCACAGTATTACTACCTATGGGATAAATAATAGATTTAAAATTGGTTAATAAACTATTATTTTTTACGAAAGTATTCATAGCTGTGACGCTATTACAAATCCTTGATCAATTTGTTCTGGAGATAATCCTAAATATTGACCAAGGCTTTCAATAAGAGGATGATTTCTTTCTATATAAGGAGCATATTCCCATTCTACTCTTGTTTTCTCTCTCAATTTCTCGTTAACAATAGTATCAATAGCGGCCTCAACACTTGTTAAACTAATATCGTTATCGATTAACCATAAGCGAACTTGTCGTGCGCTAATACTTTCTGGTACCACAATAGGAATTGGTATCCATGTTCTTGTAATATCAACATATGGTTTATTAATATTAACTACTCTTTGAGAAACATCTTCTACTGTATTTTCTGGTTGAGGTGGATTATCACTACGAACAAAATAGTATCCACCTTCAGCAAGAATACTATTATCCAGATTTTCTCCAGTAATTATTGTTCCATTATCTAGAGTTATGCTAGTTGGTAGACTATCGACTAATTGTTGATTATTAATATTATAGTACATTATTATTCACCTTCTGATGGATTTCTTTGTTTCCATACTCTAACCACATCGGCGTATGGTTTATCTAGTGTGACCACTCTGTTTTTTACATCTTCATAATAATCTGAACCTGGAGACTCCACATCATTCCGTATAGTATAATAGTTGTGATTAGCCCACAAGTTAATATCGTTCGCACTATCAAAGTTAAAATAGAAATTACCATCAGGACCAATACTATTTTTTGGTAATGTTTCTACTATAATTTTATTTTTATCATCATAATACATAAATTATTCCTTAAATTTTCTTGCCTATATAATGACCTTGTATAATCGTCGATCCTATACTACGTAATAGTATAAGATAAACACCAGAAGAGAAAGTTGGTAAAGAAGTATTATACCAATCTGTTACAAACCCGCTATCAAAAGCAACAGTTGTTGTTGAAGTTACAGTAATTTGAAGCACAACATCAACACTTCGATTTGCTGTTGTCCAACCGGTACCTTCTGTAAAGTTGACACTAGTTCCATTAAGAGTTACTGTTTGTATTTGTCGATCTACATCATAACTAATAGCAGTATTTCCGCTAACTGTTCCAAGACTGTACACAGGCGTTGGAGCAGATATGCCGTCATCTACTGTAATATATCCATTAGTATATACTTCTCCATCAGATTCTAAAGTTAGTTCATTATCAAGTCTGCTCGGACCAGAGCTGGTGATAATTGATATTTTTGATGGTTGACTAGTATTAGATCCCCCAAGAACCCCATCCGCAGATCCTAATATTCTTCCAACAGTCTCAGCAATACCGCTAGTATTTGGTGCTGCATATATTATAGCTCCAATAGTATCGTTATTTAATAAACCAGAAGGTGAGGATTCTGTACCATTAAATCTTCTAAAGATTAATCTTCCACCCATAGTAGCTGAAGTATTAGTATCGTAAGCAGTAATTCTTAATCCTGGAACATTACCACTATCTCCAATACTAGTATCGTAAGTAATATCCACTATTTTTGTAGAATCATTAAAAACTATACCACTTTCGGCAACTATACCTGTTGATGTTCCATCGCTAGTTAGTAATCTATTGTTACCATAATTTGTTATGGTTGTTCCACCGCCACCAGTACCACTAGACGATATAGTATAGGTAGTTCCTGATGTTGATACTGTTACATTGCTACCAGCAACTATATTAGTTATTGGTAGCAATCCGCTTACGCTACTGTTAAAGTCCGTAATATTACTGCTGGTGTGGGTATGGCCTACAACGCTGTAGTTGCCGCTGGGCTGTAATCCAGTAACACTTACAGTATAAATATTATTGGCAAATGACGTTGTAGCATATCCGATTCCACTAACACTAGGTAATAGTCCGCTAACGGTGCTATTAAAATCAGTAATATCACTGCTGGTATGAGTGTGGCCGCTTAGACTAACTCCGGTTCCATTAACAGTTAATGATGTAAAACTACCACTAGCAGCATTAATAAGACCACCAGCATTCAAACCATTACTAAAAGTATGAAGTGCGCTAATGGTTCTGTTATTATCAATATGCACATATTGGGAGTGATCATCATCGGCCAATCCGAATAAACTACCATGATCATTTTGAACAACACCAGCAACAGTAGATTGAATAGCCACTCGTATATCTAGTATACTTTGTAAGCTACTCTTTGGCGTATTTGTATAGGTAGAATTGGTTTTAAAAATTAGTCGATATAGTGGTCTTATTTCTTGTGTTGGAATATTAGTAAGATTAATATCATTCCAATTATTGTGACTCTCGGCACTATTTAAACTGCTATCCTCTCTTTGACCAACTATAGCAAGAATAGGATCATTAATATCGTTTGTTGCCACAATCCACATTGCGAAAAATCTATCGTTAGTAACGTTTGGAATTGTCCAAGTTCCCCCACTAAATAGATTGTACTGAGCGCGTGTTCCATTGTATTTTACTGGGAACGCTGTGGCAGAGTCTCTTACCCACTGTCCCGTTGAACCACTATGATAGTAGGTAGGAATATAGGCTATTGGATTAAGTGTTTGAACAAATTCATTGGCACTATTAATTCCATTATCATTAGTAATATCTATAATTATATCTTCTTGATATAAAACACCATCAGATATATCAATTTGAGCATGACTGTTAGAGGATCCATTACCTAATAAGATGTATCCACCAATACTAAGACCATTAATATATTGTATGCCGAAAGTGTTGTGTATCCATTTATGAGTAACACTATCCATGCGGATTCCATGACGTTCTTCACCAAAAAATGTGCTTTGATTAATATCAGCATTCCAATGAATATAAGCTATCGGTACATCAGTATCAAAATTAAATCCTGTTGTTTTATTATCCAATAATCCAGTGTCAGTATTAAAATGAAGATAATTTAGTGCAGTTCCAGTTGGTATAACAATACTTTCGCTTGTTGTTTTAGTAACTTTAATTCCCTCAATATAAACATCATAACTTGCTCCACTAGGAGCAATAGTAAATGTTCTGGTACTATCATTAAAGCTAATAACACTATCAAGTCTATTTACAAATCCTTGAGGTTCTAAACTAAGTTCATTAATTTCAGTGTGAAGATTATCCAATCTTAGAGTATTAGCTGGATCGTCATATGTTAATTGAACGCCAGTGCCAGCGACTAAAAATCCACTACCTAAATTATCTTGAATAACTTCTGTTATGACACCACTAATATCAGCATTAATAGTATAAATACCACTAGACGATGATACAGAAATACCGCTACCAGCTAATATGTCTTTAACTGGAAGTAGTCCACTAACGGATGAATTAAAGTTTGTGATGTCATTAGTAACGTGAGAGTGACCACTAATGCTCACCACCACCCCTCCAACTGTTAAACTATCAAAATTGCCAGTTCCGCTAGGAATAGTTACTGATCCAGTGAAAATAGCTCCGCTTAAATTTGCCTTTTGTCCCAATCCACTAGCAATAGTGGTGGCAAAATTAGGATCGTCACCTAGTGCTGCTGCTAATTCATTAAGAGTATCTAGTGTTGATGGGGCGGAGTCTATTAGGTTACTGATTTCTGTTCTAACAAATGCTGTGCTAGCAATTTGGGTAGAATTTGTTCCGCTTGGTGCTGTTGGCACAGTTGGGGTGCCACTAAAAGCGGGACTATTATTAAATACTAAATTTCCAGATCCAGTTTCATCACTAATTAAAGTATTAAGATTACTACTAGACGGTGTTAATAAAAAAGTTCTAGCATTAGAAGATAGATCTGTAATATCAGCTAGTTGAATAGTAGGATCACTTAATGTTACAAAATAATTTGTGCCACTATTAGTGACAACTATTCCGCTTAATCCAGTTAGTGAAGTAAAGTTAGACGGAGGAATCAATCCACTAACAGCACTATTGAAGTCTGTGATATCAGAACTAATATGATAATGAATACCACTAGCATAAACTCCACTTGGTTGTTTACTATCTAAAGCATTTTGCAATCCCGAAACATCAGCTATAACATGTGAATGACCAACAACACTATAGTTACCACTTGGTTGTAGCCCACTAGCGCTAAGAGTATAGATATTATTAGCGAAAGACGATACTATATATCCGCTGCCACTAACGCTAGGAAGGAGTCCGCTTACTCCGCTATTAAAGTCTGTTATATCACTAGTATTGTGAGAGTGTCCAATTAAACTATAGTTTCCACTTGGCTGAACGCCAGTAACAGAAATTATTAGACTGTTTCCTAAATCATTATAATTAAGATTTACATAATTACCACCCACTAATAAATTACTTACTCTATCATCAACTTCTTCGTCAGTAAGACCAAAAGTCCCAGTAACACTAACTGTAAAATCACCAGAAACTGAAGATATTCCTATGCCGCTGCCAGCACTAATATTCTTAACAGGAAGAAGTCCGCTAACACTAGAGTTAAAATCTGTAATATTAGAGCTTGTATGAGTATGACCATCAACGCTATAATTTCCACTAGGTTGTAGTCCTGTTACAGAAATAGTATAAAGATTATTAGAAAAAGACGAAGAGACATAGCCAGTGCCAGTTACACTTGGTAACAAACCGCTTACACTACTATTAAAATCTGTTATATCGCTACTAGTATGAGTATGAATAGCATTAGCATAATTGCCACTAGGTTGTAATCCAGTGGCAGATATTGTAGTAAATCCTGTATTATCGTTATAATTAATATTAATATAATTTCCAGCTAATAACCCACTATTACCAATAATATCTTGTACAGCTTCTGTTAGATCAACTATACCACTAGCAGAAATAGTTGGATTAGATAATGATACTGTATATAGTCCACTACTACTAGAGACTAAAATTCCACTACCACCAATAATATCTAGAACAGGTATTAACTCATTAATTTCTGACGGAAGTAATGCTATACAATGATTAACTTCTACTATTGATGTATTATCATAAGTTACTATATCTATAGATGATGGCTGATCACCAATACAAGTTTCAATCTCTATGGTGTTAATATTAGGATCTAAAATTTGTACATCAAAACAGCTCATAATGCGCAGTCTAGTAATGTTGTTGATTGACTAAATCGTTTAATAATAGTAATGGTTCCATATAAAACTCGTATAGTATATTTACCTCCACCAACATATAGATCCTGTGGACTTTGTAATTCTAGATCATATTTAGCAGAATTAAAGTTGTAGTCATTGGTGGCTTCTGCGGGAATTAATAGATTAATAGTTCCTTGAGGGCCGTCAATAGTAAATTTATATTCATCAAAATTAGTTTCTAAACTACTAAATACTTTATATTCATCGCTACCTATTTTCATGGTTAGTCTAGCACAATAATTGGTTAAGTCTATTATATTACCATCGCTATCTTTATATGTTAGACTTAACCTGAACGAAGACCCTTGTTCAATGTTAAAATTATATTGAGTTGCTGCCATTTAATTTCTTTCTATTCTATCTTCTAGGGCTTCTAGTGTTTTACCAAGTGTTGCTATTTGCACCTTCAATTCATTCATTACTTCAGTATTACGCTGTAAAGCATTAGCAAAAGCTGCCTGAGTTTCTTTATTAGTCGCTAATCGTTCCATAATAAATTGACGATCTTGAAGATATGGACTATCATTTTTAATAATCTCAGTCACTTCTGCTTTAGTGACCATATTTTTACCAATAGTAAACCAAAAACCAAGCATTGTTATTATAATGCCTATACTTGTTGTAGCGATATTTTCCCAAAAATGAATTATTGTTTCATTCATATATTACCCTTTAATTAAATAAGCCAACGACACACATGGTATCATTGGCTTATTATGATGTAAGTGTCGTAAGTTATTTAACTTAGTTTGTTTTTGCCTTGTAATCATCTTGAACAGGAACTGGTGCTCCGGTTTTGTACTGTAGTTCACCAGGATATGCTCTACTTGGATTAGCAGCATCATCAGTAGCGAAAGTATCAACAGCAACAACAGGATTCGTACCAAATGTGCCTGTGTAAATATTCCATTCACCAGCACGAATAGCTGTAGTTAATCTGCGTGTTCTTACAGATTGAATACTATGAATACTACGAATATTACCAGGAACTGCGGCACCGCTTAATAAATATGTATTACTCACACCAGATAAAGTTTTTGTAACTCTTTTTGCTACTGGTTTTTGATTACTGTAAGAAAATGTACCGGCACTTAAGGCTTTATCAGCGTCATTATTATCGACTACTGATGAACCAAAAACGCCAACATTAGAGTAGCCTAAATCAACACTGTTAAGAACAGAGGTTGAACCACCCTTGAGTACTGATCCGCCATTATTATCTGTTGAAGATGCTGTTACAGCACTACCATTTACTTGTTGAGTTGCCATTATATATTTGCTCCTTATAAGGTATTACAGATCTTAATACACATTTTTGGAATTTAGCTAAATTATTTTATTTTTCATAAAAATAGCCAATTAAATCTGGTATAATATTTAAAGTACTAATTCGTACACAAGAAATATTATTTTTTTTTAATTTTTCGAAATGGTCTTTATTCCATATATTTCCAGAAAATATAGTTGTAATATTACTTTTTTGATTAAGTAGAATAGTGGCTATAATATTATCGTCAATATTATCTAACATATATCCTGTGGATGGATATACATAATTAATATTGTGTTCTTTCAGAATATTACAGGCTTTGATAAGAGATTGATGTGTGAATGTTCTGTATTCTAAATAAAAAAATAATTCTACATTATTATCATCACAGATTTGTTTATTTAGCTTAATATCTGTTTTGATTTTATCGTATTTTCTATTAGCTAATAAATTATTGGGAAATACTAATTCTATTTTTTGAGCACCATTATTGATAGCATTAAGTACTGCGGAGCTTCTGCTTTTAGTGTCAGAAATACCTAAAGGATAGTCGATAGCATTGGATACTTTGATATTTGTATCTTTAAGTATATTTCTACAGAGTTTAGTATAAAAATATGGTATTGATATATAACTAATATGAGTAAGATCTTTGATTTTTTCTATATTTAGTTTTATTTCATTTTCATCTGTATCAGTACTATACGATGCGTATTCTATATATTTCATGTTTTTTTGATAATATTTTTAATAGAATCTATACTAGGATATTTTTTTGTACCAAATATACCATCGGCAAAACCATACCTTACAGCTTCTTCAGCAGTTAATATCCAATCTCTTTTGGTTGCCAATTGACTAACAATATGTTTTCTGGCCATCATGCGTTTCCAATTTTTTTCTTTAGATATACTACTATTCATACACTTTTCTGTAAATATATCTATCATCTTTTCGCTCTCTTTATCGCTCCATTGCACCATACTTAAAGCTGCTTTGTGTTCATTATCAATACTTAAAGAACCATAATGTATTAAAAAATTTGTATTTGGCATCAGTATTCTAAGATCAGCAGCTTGTAATAATACGCTGCTGCTGGATTCAACTTTTGCCGCTGCAATAATTATTACTTTGCTTTTACTGGCTTTAATTGAATCATATATACCTAGACAATCTTGCCAATCTCCACCGGGTAAATGCATATGTACTAATATTGGTTCTAGAGATAATGTATTCAAATATCTCAGATTTTTTTCAAAAATTACAGCAGATCTATAATCTACGCCGGTTTCTTCATCATCAGATAAATATGAATGTAAATATAGTTCTCTATTTTTAACATCTATATTATAAGAGTGGATGAGATTTAGATCGTTATCTTGCTCTTTATTGGTTGAATTTGACATTTAGTACTCTAGTATTTGGTAAACATTATTATTTACATCTCTCATAACTTCAGAATCATTGAAAGCTTTTCCGACACTAATTCTAAAACGATATTTTGTAAAAACATCTAATGTCTCTATGCCATCAGTTGATTCAATTGCGTCTGAAATTTTTTTAGTTATGCTAAAATTTGTATGACCATTCCAGAAATTAAAAATTTTACCAGAAGCGGTTTGTTCGTTGTAGGAAATTGCCCCAAATGGCGTAATAATCATTTTGATTTTCTGTTCTGGTTTATATTTATTATTAATTTGATCATCATATGAGTCTGAATATTGGTCCTCTTCATTTATTTCATCATTATCAAAACCAAGAGGATCAATCCATTTTTCCCATATAATTTTTGGTTCAAATTTATTGTTGATTACCATTAATATACCTAGTAAAAACTTTAGATGGCAATATAAATGCTTGGTCTTTTTGCTCATCATTAGATACTATTTTTTGCTCTAACATAATTAATAATAATAGTATATTTTCAATTGCGGTTTTATTTTTATAATTGATCTTATCTAAGATAATTGATATTATTTGATTTTTTAATTTACCACTATTAATTATATGCAAAAATTCTGCACAGTCTTCTTGAGCAGTTCCGATCACATTATTAATTTTATCTTCATTGATATTAACTATTAGATCTATTTGTTTATCTGATTTCAAAGAGATCAAAATATTACATATATTATCGTCCTTGTCATATCTAGCAAAAAATTTTTTAATCAGATTGATCATAGACTATTTTGTAGAATAGAGTCTATTATACCGTATACTGGCTGGCTAACTTTATCTTGAATTGAATATTTAAATTTTAACCAATTAAAATTGGGATCAACTATATCCAGCTTTTGTATAACTATACCGCATAATAAAAATAAATCGTGGTCTAAATCATAAATTTGATGAGTATCAATTTCTTTAATATAATCAATCAATAATTCATTTTTAATATCAAGACCAGAGACTATTACTTGCTCTATAAATTTTATTACTTTAGAATCAAAAATGGATTTGACATTATATCTAATCTCATTCAAGATATATCTTGGGCTTTCCAGTTTATATATTGGAAATATAATTTTTTCTTTATCTAATGATAAAATATAGCTTTGTTTTTCTTTTTCATCAGCCGTAACAACACAATAAACTACAAAAACATTCATGATAACTTTCTGATTTTTTCTATGGCCGATTTGATGCTTTGTCTAATAGCCTCTCTAGTTACATTAAATTGTTTGCCAATATTTTCAAGTGTTTGATTTTCTAAATAATACATTCTTAAATGTTGTTTTTGTTTTTCAGATAAAATATCGGAAGAAAATAAGTCATCTATTAATTTAGATGCTATATTTTTATTTTCTGAATCAATCAAAATTTCAATAGGCTCTGTCTGGTTTGTATCTTCAATTAAGTTAATAATTTCTAAATCTTCATTTTTATTTGACAGTAGAGACATAGTATAACATTTATTGTTTTTACTGTGTTTATACTTTTTGGTTATATATGTTTGAATTGCCCAAATAGCACATTGATTTCTATACGAATACAGATTTTTATATTGTTTAGTATTGTCACTATCATTCTGTTTCCATCTCCAATCCCCCATCATAATAGCATTTGCAACAAAAGATATTGCATCTTCATTGGTTAACATTTCTTTAGATAAACCAATAAAAAATGTAGGAGCTAATTTTGCTATAATTTTTTGAGCTAAATTAACATAAAAATCTAAAGATTCAAACTTAATATCATTATGGTCTTTATATAGTATCTTTTGTTTACCAATAGCTGGTATAATCATTTATTGTCCTTTAATAGAATAGGTCCTAATTATTATTTAGATAATAATTATTATTTTGTTAATTTCTTCCACTGATCAGGATCTGGTCTATCTTTATCCCCAGGCTTTGCGGGTTTGTATTTTTTACCCATTCGTTCTTTTTTCTTTCTTATATTTTCCCATAAACCGGGTTTTGATCCACCTTCAGAAGTATCGGCAGATTCTGCGACGTACATGACAAAATCGTGAATGCTTCTCATTTGATCCTCAACAACAGCGATCATACCCTGTAGGTGGGCTGCTGTCAAATTTTCGCTGACCGTTGGATTGTCTAGACTACTCAGTATACTCTTGGCGTGTTGCATAATAGCATTTAATGATCCTATATTCATATCATAAAAATCTTTCTTATATTCCATAAGTTCCATTTCTGGACTTTCTTCTTCCATTTCTTCAACTTTGGTAAAATCACCATCTTCAGATTTTGTTTTTAGACTTTGATTAACGGAATTGAGTATGTCTTTAAATCGTTCGTTCATTGTGTAGCCTTTCTTATATTGTTACCATGCTTTGCAAGACCAATATCGTGCTTTCCATTTGGGACCAGGATTATCACAATTGTGTCTTGCTCTAAAGTTCTTTCGGCGTCCCGGAATGTTCTTTTTGATTTTCATATTAGGATCACCAAAATTTACTTTTACAACGTTACCTTTATCATTTTTAACATAGACACTAGATTTTTTAGGACCATTTGGTGTTCTAAAAGGTTTATTGAGAGTAACTTTACGACCCTGATATTCTTCTGCTTTACCTACATATACTAAAGTTTTACCGTCTTTAGTATAATTACTTCTCATATCATAATAAAAAATTTCACCAGTTCTTGGATCTTTATATTTATAAGATGCTAAACAATCTAGTGCGTATTCTTCTGTTTCTTCGTCACACTCCATGTAATCATCGTCATTTGGAATTACAAGATTATCCATTGTAAGTTCTTCTTCGTATCCAACGCAAGAATCACAATAACCCATACCAAAATAATAATTCAATATATCAAAGGTTTGTTGAAATATTCCTCCTTTGCTTTTTTTTGTTTGTCCCAAGCAAATAGCAACTCTTTGTTTGGAGTCAGGATATTCCTTTTTCATTGTTTCGTTGCCCATGCAGCGAGCAACAAACTTATTATTGTCCTCGTTTTCTTTTCTTGATGGTATTGGCATTATAATTATCCGTATAAATGATTATAGAGAATATTTGCGGTATTTGACCAAGTTAAATTTTTGGCCGTTTCTAACCCTACAGGATTAGTATTTACACTGTTCTTATACACATATCTCATATGTTCTACCATTTGT